CGGCAGCTCACGAGGTCGCGCAGCAGTCTGCGAGGGACTGCCATCACGGGATGTCCTCGCGGTCGAAGTAGAGGACCGGCTGACCGTCCGGCTCGACGTCGAGGTAGAGATCGGCGTCGGCAGTCACGGCGTCGGCGAGGTTCGTCTCGAGCTGGATTGACCCGGCAGCGGAGCGGCCCGCGGCACGCCGCATGATGCGCTGCTCTGCCTCGGTGAAGTAGACGCCTGCGCCGCTCGCTGAGGCGCCGCGCCAGCTATAGTCCCCGATGGTCTCGCCCTGAAGGCCGGACGGGTTCTCATACGCGCGCCGGACGGCCTCACAGACCTTGGCCGTGATGATGCTGGGTACCTCAGAGCCTGAGCCCTCGGCGTAGGTCTTGCCGATGATGTCGGCGGCGAGGTCACAGGCGTCGGAGAGCAGGGCCTCGACGCGGGCGACGTCCCCGGCCGGGACGGTGTTCTCGTAGCGGAGGCTGAACTCGTCGATGGTCACGAAGCTCATGCGGCCCCTCCTTCGGTGACTGGCTCCCAGTTCGACAGGCCGCTGTACCGGCGCACGCGGGTACTGTGTGAGGGCATGGTGCGTACCTGGCCGGTGACCTTGTTGCGGAAGGCGACGACGCCGGGGCCGATGCGCAGCGCCGCCGGTGACGATTGCGGCTGCCCTGGACCGAACGGGCCCTCGGCGTCGTACACCGGCCCGGACCAGTCCACCGACAGAGCCGAGACGTCCTCGCCCAGGAAGCGGTGAGCGACGCGGCTGATGTGCCCGTGCTCGCGATCGGTGCCGACCCGGCCATGGACGAGCGAGGGGCCGTCGGCGTGGTCGAGCAGGCTGGGCCACGTATACCAGACGCGCACCTTCGCCTCGCACTCCCAGTAGCGGGACAGGCGGCGGTCGTAGTTCTTGATCTCGGTGAGCTTGTCCGAGTAGGCCACCATCTCGGGGATCGCAGCAGTCGGCACGGCGATGCCCGGCCCCCAATTCAGGGTGTGCATGGTGATGAACGCGGCGCCGAGCCTGTCCGCCTGCGCGCACGCCTGCGCGACCTGATGCTGATGCGGGCGCCGGCGGCCGACGTACAGGCAGAGAGGGGCGTCGTCGGGCATGTGCTCGATCGCCGCCTCGACGCCGGCCAGCAGGTCACGGCACGGCAGCACGTCGTCCTGGATGACGAGGTGGTGGGTGCAGGCCGGGTCGTAGGCCAGCATCGCCCGCTTGCCCGTGTCCCAGCGGTCCTGTCGTTCGTCCCAGACGACCGGCAGGGCTCCGAGCACGGCCTGCAGGCGTGCGACCTGCTCGGCGCGCTTCGGGTGAGCCATGATGCAGACGGACAGGCTCATCAGTCGAAGAACACCACCTTGCAGGTCACGGTGGCGTCGGTCGCGTCGGTGTTCTGCACGGTCGGGCAGAAGTGCGTGCGGCCGGAGACGTCGAAGACGTACCACTCGCCGCCCTTGGCCGTGTTGTCGGTCTTGCCGGTGTAGTCCGACGGGATCGAGCCGCCCTTGGTGTAGTCGCTGAAGTCCTCGAGTCCGGCGACGCCGCGGACGGTGTGGTTCTTGTCGCAGATGACCAGAACCGCTGCCCAGCCGTGTCCGCCCGTGGCCTGGCCGTCAAGGGCGCTCCATGCGCTCGCTGCGACGGTGGCAGCGTCGACCGGGGTCACGACCGCGGCGGCGGTAGGCGGTACGACCGTGACCTGCTCGCCGTCGAGCGTCACCTTCACGTCGTCCGTCTGCGCCGCGCCGCCCTTGACGGTGACGACCTCACCGATCTCGACGTCGAGCTCTGCGTTGACGAGCTGCACCGCCAGCGGGTGCGCGCTGCGGACCATCTCGCCGTTCGCGTCGACGAGGAAGACGGGCTTTGCCGGACCGCTGGCGTCTCCGGGTACGTCGTAGCTGTGCCGTGCCATGGTCGCTCCTTTCAGGTCTTTACGGTGTTGGCCCAGTGGTGCCAGCCGTAGGAGCGCGCGAGGTTGGGCTTCTTGCCCTGGTCGCGGTCGCGGTTCGACTGCGGGCTGAACAGGTGCTCATCGAAGACAGTCACGCCCTCGGGATGCTGCTCGTAGGTGCGCGAGACGTGCCAGGGGCCGACCAGCTTGGCGACGCGCGCCCCGCGGAACTGGCGCACCGAGTCCTCGAGCCCGTCGATACAGGCGGCGATGAAGGGGTGGCCGGGCTCCGCGCCGAGGACGCAGTTGGTGAGCAGGCGCAGCCCGTTCGGCCCGCGGTTCGGCGACCAGGTGGCGAAGCACTCGACGCCCTCGAGCAGCTCGTCGATCGGCTTCAGTGGCTCGATGTCGCAGTCGACGTAGACGCCACCGATGTCGTGCAGGATCTGGAGCCGCAGGACGTCGGCCTCGAAGCGCAGATGGTCACGCGGCGCGAGCTCGTGCGCACGAGCGAAGACGGCCGGCAACTCCGGCAGCTTCGAGGAGTCGGTCCACTCCTTCAGCTTCCACTCGGGGTTCAGCTTCTTCCAGGCTCGCCCGTAGGCGCGGAACTCGGCCGGCATGGGGCCGCCGCGCCAGACGCGATGCAGCACTCGTGGGATCACGTTCCTACCTCGACATCGAAGGTGATGGTGGCGCCGTCGGCGAGGCCGAGGCGGTCGCGAAGCTTCATGGGTGCCACGAGCTCGAGCGCGTCCGGCCCGTGGCTGCGCTTCCCGGGGACGTGCGCGTGGCAGGCGATGCCGGCGACCCAGGCGCGCCAGAACTGTCGGTCACGATTCTTCTCGCCGGTCCAGTCCAGGGCCGGTGCGCCGAGCTTGTGAGGCTCGGGCAGGCGCACGTTCAGGGAGCCGGGAAACGGTTCGTAGCCGAGCCGTTTCCCCAGTCCCTTGTCGAAGCGCGGCATGTTGCGCGAGCACGAGCCGGAGCCGGTGAAGGCGCGGCCGGCCAGCGTGCAGACGGTGCCGGGCAGGCGGTAGAGCGGACGCTGGTAGGTCACGCCGTCGCGGCCGGTGCGCGGCGATCTGCCGAGCAGCTCCGCTCCTGGCGTGGACGCGACCGCCTTGTGCTGGGCGGCGACCTCACGCCGTGACGCCGCCCGGCGCATCCACTTCTCGTCCGGCGCGCAGACCTCGATGAGGAGATGCGAGCGGCAGGCGAGCAGCTCGCGCAGCGCCGCTCGCCAGTCGGCGAAGTGGTGCAGGACTGAGAGCGCCAGCACGACGTCGTGACGCGGCAGGGCGGCAAGCTGCGCCGGGCTCAGGCGCTCGCCGATGACCGTGACCCGCTCCGACGCGGCGGCGGCGAGGCCGCGGAAGTCGTCGACGGCCGTCACGGACGCCTCGAAGTCCTCGGAGGCGCGGGTCGCGAAGTAGCCCGTGTACGCGCCCACGTCCAGCATGGTGAACGGGTGGGCCGGGAACGTGGCTGCGATGAGGGCGTATCTGCCCTCGCAGTCACGTTCACCGGCCGCCACCCGCTCACCGGAACGCCAGACGTCCTGATACGGACGAGTCACTCAGTCGCCCGTTCAGCTACCGAGCGTCAGCTTGACGGCGCGGACGAGGATCGGGGTGCCGCTGCCAATCTCGTCCTCATCCTCGAACGGCACGAACTGGCCGTCGTCGTTCAGCTCGCCGTTGTCGAGCGTGACGCCGAGGCCGAGCCACGAACTGCCGATGACACGGTCCTCCGTGTAGTCGGCGTCGTAGTCGCGGATCACGCGCATGGCGTAGCCGTCGAAGGAGCGGGACTCGCCCCACGCAGCACCACCCGGGACGACCGGGGAGGTGTTGACGTAGGGGAACGCCGTCTTGTGGAAGGCGTACGCCTCATCGGGCGCGAAGCCGGGCACGACGACGGGGCGGAACCCGCCGAAGGACTGGGCGATAGTCGCGTCATTCAGGGCGCTCTGCTCGTTCGACGCGCCGCTCTCGCGGCCCGCAAGGTACTCGAGGATGATCTGCTGGATCTCCGACCCGCAGGCGAACACGCGGCCGGACTGCGGGACGCGGCAGTCGGTCAGCATGCGTCCGGCGCTGAGCACGCTCTTGAGCGGGTTCGACTCGCTGAACTCGCCGGTGAGCGTGTAGGTGGCGCCGGAGATGGTGTCCGCGCACTCGTCCTCGATGCCCTCACGGATGGAGCTCATGACGGGCATCAGCACCTGGGTCATGAAGTCCCGGATGTCGAGGGTCATGTCCTCGTCCGTGATGCGGACACCCTTGTAGACGTCGGTGTCGAGCTTGACGTCCACGCTGGTCTCGGCCAGCTGGTCGATGGTCAGCTTCGACCGGGTACGCAGCGTGCGCTTGTGCGCGGTCGCGTACGCCGGAACTCGGATCGTCACGGTGTCGCCGACGACCCCTCGGAACTCGGCGGGGCTGAGAGCGTCCCGCCAGAGCAGGTTCGGGAGCACGACCTCGCGCTGCAGCACGCCGAGGGCCGTGTCCACCACCTTGGTTGCCTTGATCCAACTGTTGTCGGTCATGACTCAGCTCCTGTCACAGACGCGGCAGATCGGCCGCGAGCTTGCGCGGGTCCGTCTCCTCGGGCTCCTCACTGGGAGCCGCGCCGGGGCGAAGCCGCTCTTTCGGCCGTGTCGGCTTGCCAGCGTCCGTGTCGGGCTTGGCGTCGTAGATCTCGGGGAAGTCCTCGAGGATGCCCTTGGCGGATTCCTCGATCTCCTCCTTGGTCGCGCCGTGGAGGTACTTCATGTGCTTGGGCTGGATGCCCAGCTCGGCAGCGACCTCGTACTTGGTGGCCTTGGCCTCTGCGGCCGCGGCCCTCTTCTCCGCTTCGGTGGCCTTGTCGGCCAGCTTCTGCGTCTCGGTCTTGTTGGCTTCCTCGAGCTCGTCGAGGCGCTTGGCCTTGTCGTAGTTCTCCTTGGCCCTCGCCTCGTGTTTGCGAGACAGGGCCTTGTACTTCTCAGCCTCGGCCTTCCAGTCGGGCTCGCCTCCGGTCGGCTCCTCGCCGCCTCCTGCGTCGTCCGGCTTCGGGTCGTCGTTCGGTTTCGGGTCATCGGGCATGGGTGGTCTCCCGTGTCGGGTCACGCAGCCGTGCCGGCTGCCTGCTGCATCACGCCACTGGTAGCGGCGTCTTCCATGGCATGTCTGCCTGCTGCGCTCTCAGTGCTGAGCGGAACGACTTGAGGTCGCCCGTCTCGCGCCAGAGGTCTTGAAACTCGCGGGCGTGTCCCGGCCACTCGTAGCCCTCGCCGTACTCGACCTCTGGGAAGCACGAGCAGTTGCCGTGCGGCTCGAAGCTCGCCGTCTCCTCGCTCCAGTAGACCGGGCCGCGGCTGGCCAGCATGGCGCAGAAGGCGCAGGGGTTGCCGCTGGTCACGCGAGCGAACCTGAGCTTGCTGCGCCGCGCCTCGCCGGTGATGGTGTCCGAGCCGCCAAGGAGCACGAGCCGCGAGACGTCGCCGGAGACGCGGACGACGCCGTTCGCCATCGCCTGCTCGTAGGACTGGCCGGCCCGCAGCGCCTGGTAGACGCCGCCGCGGGCGCTGGCCCCGACGACGGTCCGTATCTGGTCGGCGCTCCGTGCCTCTGCGAGCGCGGCGAACGTGCGCTCGACCGACTCGACTACCGTTCTCGGCGCCACGGCCGTCATCTCGGCGCGCTGGAAGTCGCGGAGGTAGGTCGCAGCCAGGGCCGCGGACTGGCGTGAGCGCGACTGCACGAGGAGCACCATCGCGTCCTCGAAGGCCTTGAAGCTGGATGGGTCCTTCGGTCGCCACGCCGGCCACAGGTACATGACCTCGCGGACGACCTTCGCCCGGAGCGCGAGCTGGCGGCGGCGGTGGAGCTGGGTCAGGCGCCTTCCGGCCTCAGTGATGGCCACCGTCAGGCCTCCGTCGCCTGCGTCCGCAGGAGGTCCTCGAGGCCGGCGAAGGCGTCGCCCTTCTCGCGCGCCGCCTTCCAGCGGTTGATGTCATCCTGTGTCGTGCCCGGCACCTTCTCCCACAGCTCCTCGACCGGGACGCCGAGCATCTGGGCCAGCTTGCCGAGCGCATCGACCGTGGCGGCGAAGGCGCGCGCCTCGGTGTCGCGCCAGCGGACCTGCGCCGATGCGTCGGAGTCGGCTCCGGCGATGTCCGCTGCCTCGGCCAGGACCTGCTCCCAGGACTCGCCGAACATCGTCTCGCGCTCGTCGATCTTGCGGCGCTCTGCCTGCTCAGCAGCGGCAAGAGCCTCGGCTGAGAGGTTCACGAGTTCGCCGCGGAGCGCATGGGCCGGAGCCTGGGCGATGGCGGCAAGGTTCTTCATCGCGTCGTTCCGGCTCTCGAGGTAGCCGGAGAGGTCGGCCTGCTTGAACTCGCCGATCTTCGTCTCGCGGTCCTCGAAGGTCATCACCTTGTCAACGCCGACGCGGCGACGGGCGGCGGCGGCCTTGGCGCGGGCCTGTTCCTCGGTGTCCTCGTCCTCAGCCTCCATCTCCGGCGTCCAGCCGGCTATCCACTTCTGCGGGAAGGCTCCGAAGTGCTGGACGACCATGAGGCCGAACGTGGTGAAGTTGATCTGGTCCTGGATGGGGATCAGGTCGTCGAACTCGTTCGCGACCTCGTCGTCCGGGTCGGCCTTGGCGAGGAAGCGGACGACGGGGACGTGACCGCGGTCGTGCGCCTCCCACGAGATGTAGGTGATGCCGTCGGTGCCGTCGTCGACGCTCACGTAGTGGACCACGTCGTCATCGAAGAGGCGGAACAGCCTCTGACCCTTGACGGCCGACCGGCGCTTCTCAAGCGCCCACATCGGCCAGTCATCGTCGTCGGCGTAGACCGTGGTCATGTCGCGGGGCGAGACCGGGCGCAGGACCGGGACGGGGTCGCCCGGAATGATGGAGCAGTAGCCGACGTCGTAGGTACCTCCGGCGCGGTGGACGGCCATCTGCCGGGCGTCCATCTTGTTCAGCTGCCAGATGCGCCACGCCGGGTCTTCCTGCTCGCCATTCGGGGCGCGGTACCCGTCGACGTAGAGGGATTGCGCCACCATGTCCACGATGAGCCCGAGGACGTTGACGCGGCACATCTTGGCGAGCGCCTTGACCTCTTGCGGAACGGAGCTCGATAGCCAGCGGATGGACTGCTTGTTGTGGACGTAGCTGTAGAGGCGGTCGAGCCGCTTCGCCTCTGCCGCGCGCCACTCGAGCATCACCTTCGTCTGCTCTATCGCTTCCGGTTTGCTGAGTGCCATCGTCTCCTCGTGTCGATGCGACCCGTGTCGGGTGGGGTCAGAACGAACTCATTCGCTGCTTCCTGCGCCGCCGTCTGCGCTCCGGCAGCGCCAGGTACGCGCGCCGGGCCATGCGGGCGAGGATGAGAGCGGCCAGCGCGTCGACCTTGCGCTTGCTCTCGCGGCTCTCCTTGCCGAACGACACGCCCCAGGCGTTCGGCCGGCGGCGGGCGTTGTGGACGTGCTGGCGGACTCGGGCGTCACCGTCGTGGGTGAACGCGCCCTCTTCGATCTCGTTCAGGACGCGCTCTGCGCCCTCGAGCGTGAACTCCTTCTGCCGCGCCCTCATGTCCCAGGCGATGCGGTGCCGCGAGCTGGAAGCGATGCACAGCTCCCGGCCGCGGTCGCGCCCAAGCTCCCTGTCCCAGGCGTCCACGTAGGACTCCCACGGGTGCAGGTCGGAAAAGAAGCCGACCACGTCGTAGTAGCTGAACGCCTGGCGGACTGCGCCGTCGATCGCCTCGCGCGGTGCCTCGCCCTTGTACCGCTCCGGGTCCCACACGCCGAGCGTGAACACGTGCCCGTCGGAGACCCGGCAGCCCATGAGGGCGGTGTGGTCGTCCGACTTCGAACCGTCGAAGCCGAGCGTGATGACCTCGCGCTTCTTCACCTTCACGTCGCGGTCAGCGAGCGCGTCCCACTCCTGCGGCGTGCACCAAGCATCCTCAGCCGCGACAATCTGGTTGTAGTAGAAGCGCCGGGACTCGCTGGGCGAGTTCCTTGGGTCGAGGATCTCGGCGACGATGCGCTCGATGTCCAGCCAGACGGAGTCCCCTCGCACCGCCTCGAGTACGGCCGGCGCAGCTTCGGCGCTCAGCTTCGCTTCTGGCGGAGCCTCGAGCGAGTCGTACAGGATGCCGGTGTCCACCACCTTGCCGGCCTGGATGTCCTCGTATGCCTCGCGTGCCCGCTCCGCGACTGAGTCGAGTCCGGGCTGGTAGGCGTTCGTGATGGACAGAGCCCTGGCTTGACCGCCCTTGGCCTTTGCGAGGTTGCGGGCGATTACGCGGTCCATCTCGTGGCCTTCGTTGTTCTCCATCCAATGCTGCGTCTCGTTGCGCAGCATGAAGGTGGAGCGCATGCCCTCGAGTGATCCGGGCGAGCTCGTCACGCACTCGATCCGGCGCCGTCCGTGCTCGGCGTAGACGATCTCCTTGCCGATGTCGATGTGATACTCGGCGATGGCCTCTTTGCTGAAGAGCCAGGGGAAGATCGTCATCGTGGTGCGCGTCTGGTCCTTCGCGACCGCGGCGGTCTGCACCCAGGCGCTCGGGTTCGAGCGTCCGGTGCGGTGCGGGAACCCGTAAGGGTCCAGCTCCATCGGGCCGTCCGGGTCGTACCTGCAGGGACCGAGGAACTCGATCGCGCACAGCACGGCGCCGAGCGGGTCCTTACCGTGGCCCTTGAGGCGCTGGAAGACGCCGTCGCGGTAGATGAACCGGCCACGCTCGTCGACGGCGTACCACCACACGACGAAACGTTCTTGCTCGCGCGTGCATAGCCAAGGCTCGCCAGTCTCGTGCCGGAGCCACTGATGCGCCCACGCTAGCGCGGCCCAGCCAAGCGACCGCTCGGGATGCTTGAAGCCGCTCGGGTGCTCGGGGTCTCGCTCCCAGGTCGGGCCGATGCAGACAGGTTCAACCTGTGCGGGCGCGTCGGTAGGCATCCATCGCCGTCACTTCCGCCGGGCCTGCTTCGCCGCGCTCGATCTCGAGCCGGACGCGCCGGCGCTCGCCCTCGGTGGTCAGCAGTGAGGTCATCAGCGGGGTGATCGCCTTGACCATCTCGGCCGACGGCCGGACTCCGTTGTCAATGTCGTTGTAGACCGTTGACTTCAGCTGAGCGACCCACCTGGCGGTCTCCCAGTCAGACGGCTCGTAGAACTGCGCCTGGCCGGACTTCCTCAGCGACTGGTACCAGCGCCTCGCCTTCGGGTGCCAATCCTTGTTGTCCGCCGCTGGCACTCGCACCCGCCCTGGTACCTTCACAGAGTCGGTCGGGGTGGCGGGCTTGTTCCGCCGGCGCCGCTCGGCGTCTCGCTTCGGTACTGGGCCGCGTCCGGCCATGTCGGCCTCCTTCGCCCCGTGTCGGGGCTCGCTCAACGGAAAAGGGCCGCGTGAGCGACCCTCAGACTCGTACAGATTGGGAGTGGCT